GATCATGGCGACGTCATAATCGAACCCATGCCATTCATTGCTATCATGCGTTGAAACTAAATAAACAATCATGGCACAACAAAACAATATCGCTCAGCAACTGAATGACCTGCTGGTCACACGCAATTTCCATCCGGACATGCTGGATGCACAGGGCAAGGTTTGCGACAGCGAAGATGCTAAAACATTCACATTTGATTATGTCAGTGGAGCCGGCAAAAACTACGGCACCATGGTGGTCATACTGGATTCGGACAACGATCTAAAAGCGTTCTACGGCGATAATCTGGGCCGTACCATGGAAGGCGATGACAAAGAAGAATTCTTTGACTTCCAGCAGCACCTGAGCCAGTTTGCTAACGCACATCGTTGGACCTACACCGCCAAGGATTTGGGACAGCTCAAGCACACCATGCAAGGCCTGGCAGCCATCAAAGAAGGCCTGTTTGAAGGCTACTATGGCACACGCCGAATCAGCTATGCAGGCGAACCCACCGAAGCAAGATTGATGATCCGACACAATCGCAACCTGGGCGAAACTGATGCACGTTTCCGTTATGTGGAAAGCATTTTTATCGAAACCGCAGACGGCGAGCGATTCCGTTTGCCATTTACCAATCTAGCCGGCGGCCGAGCCATGCTGGAACATGTGCGTCAAGGTGGCAAGCCTTATGATGTACGTGGCAATCACATCTGTGAAATGATCACAGAGCTCAAGGTTCTTGCACGTTTCAATCGTGCCAGCCAAGGGCGTGTGGTGGAAGGCATCACTCAAGGTGTGGTAGAAGGTGCGCAAACCTACTACAAATCCCTAAGAGAAAACATCAAGCGATTATCCAGCCCACGTGGCTACTCTGCTTACTTTGAATCTTGGCATCCTGCGGACATCACAGAACAAGACCAATTGGTAGAAGATATCAAAACGCTGTTCGTAGAACAGACCATTGACGACAGGATTGAGCAAGCTCTACCGCTGTTGGCAAAAATACAACGAGGACGTGAAATGAAAGAAGCTGACATATTTGAAAACTGGGTGAATACCCTGGCCGAAGGTACCTGGTGCCTGCCTGAAACTCCTGAACAAATGAACAAACTCAAGGAGCTCATGAGTGGTGAATTGATCGTGGGACCTGATGGTACCAATGCCACAGAACAACTGCATGACCTTGTGGGCGATGACAAGTTGTTTGATCGCATCAGCGAGTTGGCTCAGGAAGATCCACGTGCCAATCTCTGGAATGACAGCGAAGTACAGGCCAGACTGCAAGAACTGGGCATACAGATGCCTGATGATTCTGCACCAGATATGAACGCTCAACCACAACCTGAACAACCTCCGATGGCAACAACAATGTCAGAAGCCGACAACATCAGCACTTTTGAAAGCCTGCAACGCATGGCCAGCCTGGCCGGTGTGCCCTTGGCAGAAAATGCATTGAATGACAGCGGAAGCACATTGGGTCATATCATACAGACTTATCAACGCGATGTGAGAGATTTTATCCTGAACGGCGAGATGAGTGATCACTTGTATGATGCATTGTATGACTACTACTTTGATGACATGCCTTACGGTGTGAAAAAAGCTCGCACCGGTGATCCATACGAATGGATCGGTGATCGATTCTACAATGACATGCAAGGTCATCCCATAGTGGATGAATGCCTTGGCGGCATAGTTGGCGAGGGCAATGTTCGATTGCAGAAAGTACCTTCTCCAAAAATGGTCCAAATTCAAGGAATTCCTAATCCAGATATCACCAGTCATCCATTGGATGATGAGCCTCTGCCTCACACAGAACTCAACCCTAGACCAATGCCACAAGGTCCAGATATAAGTCTGCCTTACACAGAACTCAATCCTAGCCCAGTCAAGGGCATTGACCTAACACAAGGCGACAATGAACAGGAACTGGAAGAGTGCAACTACACCATGGAAAATGAATATTGCCCTGTTCATGGCTTGAAAGAGTGCTGGCTGGAAGAAATGAATGAAAGCATCCTGGCCACAGGTTCTCAACTGCTTGAAAATCTGGATGAAGACATGACAGATGTTGGCGATGTAGTAGGCCAAGCAGCCCGTTCGGCACGTGATTTTCTTGGCAAGACAGCCGACAACATCTCTGAGCCCATAAGCAATTTCTTCAAAGGTGTAAAACAAGGATACAACGGCAAAGCTCAAACTGCTCCTGATCAAAGCGATGCCGAAACCGCACGTCTCTCTAGAGCTGGCACACCTGACTTTGTCCGTGGAGAGAAACATATAGAACCAGATACCCCTGTTCAAGACCCTGATGATCTAGATGAAGATGGTAAGGATCCCATGGATGCACGCCATGCTGTGACCGACAGCTACTACGAATCACGCGACGGTGACGCACTTCTGGCAAGAATAAAATCACTGGCTTTAATCAAATGACATAAATAACATTGACACTGAAGCAGAAAGCGCATATACTAGCATGGTGTTTGCGCTTTTTCTTTTGTGGCACAGGCAACATTAGATCTAACTAACATTAGATAGGCAACATACATAGGCAACTTTATAGGAGAAAAAACTATGGCAACTTTAGCAGAAATCAGAGCACGACTACAGGCAGCAGAGAACAAAGGTGGGCAATCCACTGGAGGCGGTGACAAATCCATTTACCCGCATTGGAACATGGAAGAAGGTCAATCAGCCACTTTGCGCTTTTTACCCGACGGCAATTCAAAGAACACATTCTTCTGGGTGGAACGAGCCATGATCCGACTGCCATTCAATGGCATCAAAGGTGAGATGGATTCCAAACAGGTCATGGTACAAGTGCCCTGCGTGGAGATGTGGGGTGACGCTTGCCCAATCTTGGCAGAAGTGCGTACCTGGTTCAAGGATAAGAGCCTTGAAGATATGGGTCGCAAATACTGGAAGAAACGCAGTTACATCTTCCAAGGATTTGTTCGTGAGAATCCCATCGCGGACGACAAGACTCCGGAAAATCCCATCCGACGTTTCATCATCGGACCTCAGCTGTTCACCTTGATCAAGGGTGCGTTGATGGATCCTGAGTTGGAAAACCTGCCAACTGACTACTTGAGCGGCTTGGACTTCCGTATCAGCAAAACACAAAAAGGTGGATTCGCTGACTACAACAGCAGCAAGTGGGCCCGCAAAGAATCTGCACTCACTGACGTGGAACAAGCAGCAGTTGATGCACATGGCTTGTTTGATTTGAACACCTTCTTGCCCAAGAAGCCCACTGACGTGGAACTTCGTGTTATCAAGGAAATGTTCGAAGCTTCAGTGGATGGACAGCCGTACGACACAGAGCGTTGGGGTCAGTACTTCCGCCCTGCTGGTGTGAATGCACCTGCTGGCGCAGCACCTGCTGCTGAAGTGGATGAAGACACTCCCAAGCCAGCTTTGCGAGTGGCAGCACCTGCCAAGGCAGCAGATGACTTTGACGATGAGCCAGCAGTGGCCACTGCTCCAGTCAGCAAGCCTGCCGGTGAAAGCAAGACCCAGGACATCCTGGCTATGATTCGTTCTCGCCAGAACAAGTAATAGCACATCACACAGAGGGGCAACCCTCTGTGTTCTTCCATATCATAACAGGTGAATAAATGGGTAAACCTTTTGACGTTTCAAAATTCCGCAAGGAAATCACCAAGTCAATCGAAGGATTGAGCATTGGTTTCAATGATCCAACAGACTGGATCTCCACAGGCAACTATGCCTTGAATTATCTAATCTCCGGCGACTTTAACAAAGGCATTCCGCTGGGCAAAGTCACTGTGTTCGCCGGTGAATCGGGTGCAGGTAAAAGTTACATCTGCTCCGGCAACATCATCAAGAACGCACAAGCACAGGGCATCTATGTGGTGCTGATCGACAGTGAAAACGCACTGGACGAAGACTGGCTCAAGGCCTTGGGCGTGGATACCAGTCAAGAAAAACTACTCAAACTCAGTATGGCCATGATCGATGATGTGGCCAAAACAATCTCCACATTCATGAGTGACTATAAGGCCCTGCCCGACGGCGAAAGGCCCAAGGTCATGTTTGTGATTGACAGTCTGGGCATGTTGCTCACACCCACTGACGTGAATCAGTTTGATGCAGGCGAGATGAAAGGTGACCTGGGTCGCAAACCCAAAGCACTTACCAGTCTTGTGCGTAACTGTGTGAACATGTTTGGTTCATACAACGTGGGCTTGGTTTGTACCAATCACACATACGCAAGTCAGGACATGTTTGATCCAGACGACAAGATCTCCGGCGGTCAAGGCTTCATCTATGCCAGTTCAATCGTTGTTGCTATGAAGAAACTCAAACTCAAAGAGGACGAAGACGGCAACAAGATCACAGATGTCATGGGTATCCGTGCTGCTTGTAAAGTAATGAAAACACGCTATGCCAAACCTTTTGAAGGTGTGCAGGTCAAGATTCCTTATGAAACAGGAATGAGTCCTTACTCGGGCATGGTGGATCTCATGGAGAAACGCAATCTCTTAAAGAAGGAAGGCAACAGTCTGGTGTTTGTTACCACTGATGGCGAGATCATCAAGAAGTTCCGCAAGAAGTGGGAAGCCAACGAAGAAGGCTGCCTGGATCGTGCCATGGCAGATTTTGCAAATCACAAAGAAGAGATAACTACTGTGGAGGAGACAGCGGAATGAATGAAGCCGTAGCAGTAGCCAGCGAAATCTGGTCTGAACTCAAGCGTTATGTGAACACAGTTGATAGAGATGAAGCAGCTGAAACAGTGGTGGCCATCTTGATCGACAACGACTGTGATGTAGATGATATCAAGGACACATTCAAGGGTGATTCCGACATCAAACGTGCGCTCACCACATATCTCGACGATGACAAATCCTATGAGGATGAGGAAGAAATCGATGAAGAAGAAGATTACCACGAAGACGACTGGGAAAATTAATGTGGTATAGCCGCGTAGTCGCCAGTCTGGATGCAATTCCAGACTTTATAAGTCATTACGAGCGCGAACTTGAAGATGCCAAACGAGACTGCAAGATCGGCGGGTTGGTAGAACGGAATATCACAGCATTGCCCGGCATCACTGAACAGAGATTTAACCAGCTTCAAGAAATCGAAGCTGTGTTGAACTATCTCAACATCCAACTGCGCAAGATACGCAGGAAACACTTTCAAAAGTATCTGGAAGCCTATGCCCGTGCCTTGACCAGCAGAGACGCAGAAAAATACGTGGAAGGTGAAGATGAAGTGATTGACTACGAAACTATCATCAACGAAGTGGCATACTTGCGCAATCGCTGGCTGGGTATCATGAAAGGCCTAGATACCAAACAGTGGCAAATGGGACATGTGGTACGACTCAGAACAGCAGGCATGGAAGA